AGCTTCTCAAACTTACGACCCCTGCGATCGATCTTGATCTTTCCTGACAGCACACGGATCTCTGCAGTGCCCCAAGGGCGGTAAGCAACGATCTTATCACCATCTAGCAGGTAGTCGTGATTGGGAGTGCGGTAGCTCACACCAGTCCACTCAGTGACTTCACGCAAGGCTTCCATTAACGGTAGTCCTTCTTGTCGCCATAGCGTTCGTTGTAGTCATAGCCTGCGTTGTATTCAGCTCGGCTCAATTCGTCTGTGACTTCAACACGGGGTCCGCTATCCCCACCAACACCACCATAGTGAGCACCACGTGGACGACCATAGTAGGAATCGGCACTGCCTCGATCATAGAGGCTACCGTGATTCTTGCGGATGAACTGCCAACCACGCAGTGCTCGCACCACGTCTTTCTGTTCGCTTTCGGTCATGATATGTAGGTACATCTTTCGCTCCTTATTTCTTACTATGCTTCTATTATAGCGCCAGTCGTCCAAACTGTCAACCAAAATCAGCGAGGAATACGAACTACAATGCCCTGTGGCGTAGAAACAACATCATAGCCTTTGCTCTCAAGAATGCTCACAGCCTCTTTGGCCAAGCTCTTATCCCGCTTGATGGCACCCTCGATCTTCACCGCGATAAACTTCTTACGATAGTTGATGTAGCTCCCAGCGTAGGCGAATGCTGTGTCCAACAAGTCCAGGGCTCTCTGTGCCAGGCACTGCTGTTCCCTAGTGTAGGTGCAGGCCATTTCACGATTGCGGAAGTAGGCGTTTAGAGCAGCCCCGCGCTTGTTATCGTCTGCATCTCTGTAGTTTAATGCTTTCATCATCGCTCCTTGTTATTCACTATTCCTCTAGTATAGCGCCGATCGTCCAAATGGTCAACCAATAAAAAAGGCCCTTTCGGGCCCAGGGTTAATCCAAACGTGATCCAGCGTAGGCTTCGAATCCGTATCGCTTGAACACCGCCGCCGCAGCATCGGCACCAGCTTCGAGGGTGTCGATGTTCTGGCAACCGAAACCGCTGGGGTTATACAGTTGCAGTCCGCCTGTGTATGAAGGACGGATTCCGCACTCTTTCAGTGCTCGGCCGATCTTGGTGTTGCCCTTGATCTTGTAGATGTTGACCCAGGCAAAGCCACAGGCGAAACGATCCTGGCCACCCAAGACTTCACGGAAGTACTTCTCGGCAGCAGCATACGCAGCAGTCTTGGCTTCATTGACGATTGCAGGAATCTGCTCGGGGGTAACGGTAACAGTCATAGTTCGCTCCTAAGTTGTTTACAGTTTTAATAGTATAGCACCGATATGCGGCACTGTCAACCTAAACGATCTCTACGGGGCAATCTAAGATCGTAGCGATCATCTTAGGACTGTGACCATCGATGTACAGTTGCTCGATGTCATAGGAGAGGTCTTTCATTACGCTCATTTCACGGTCTCTTTCATTACTTCTTGGGTCTTGCCTACAGCCTTGTCAACCGCAGATGCAACACCAGACACGCCAACAGTGGCTACAAACATACCTGCGATGAATGCTAAAAGTAGTTTCATTTTACCGCTCCTTTCGTTGTTTCAGTATCTATATTGTACGATCGAACATCCAATCTGTCAACCTCTATGTGCGTAGCAGCGGGGTCTGTGGCATTTACGCCACACCCCCTGGCACTCTTGTATAGGTGGGCGCAGAATTGGCTCGCGACTGATTCATCTGCTTTAAGGTTGTAGCCTAGGACTGCCAACAACCACCCGTAGAACATTAAGCCGTCTCTGTTTCTTTCTCATAGATCACAGTCTGACCAAAGGGTGCTTCTGCAGATGTATTGCCCTTGACGATGAACAGGGTATCGCAGTAGTCTGAGTCACCCCAACTACCGCAGGGATAGCCGTCTGTGAACATGATAAACTTACGAGGTTGAAGACCCTGCTCCTTCATGAACTCAAAGTTCACGGCAAAGTCTGTGCCACCGCCACCCTGAGGTTCGTAGTCAAGGAGATCCATACTGTTGTCTTGTGTAATCTCTTTGAAGTTGTAGATCTCAGTGTCAAAGCACCACAGGCTGATCTTGAAGTCCTCATACTGATCCATGATGCCCTTGATCTCGCCAAGGAAGGCACTGGCATCTTCTTCACCGATTGAACCCGACATATCAATAGCGATAGCCACGTCAATGGTCACGTCAGGACGCATACCTGGGAGGATAGCGCCACTGTGCATTGACTTACGGTTAGGACGGGTAAAGGAGTAGTCGTTGCGAACAATGCTTTGGATCTCTTGTTGCACGAGCTGACGCCAGTTCATCTTAGGCTCAGTCATAGACTTGATCAGGCGCATGATACCCGCAGGAACTTTGCCAGCACCACAGGCCGCGGCACTCTGGATCATTGCTTCTTTGATCTCATCCTTGATCTTCTGCAGTTCTTCTTTAGAGATACCAGGCTTGTCCTTGCCGTCTTTGGTCTTGTCACCAGAGCCAGGACCTTCTGCATCAAGGTGCTCGTCAAGCAGATCACCTAGCTCTTTGAGCAGTTGTGGCATAGAGATCTTCTCTGCTTTTTCGTAGAGCTCGTCATAGATCTCTTCCCAAGCCTTGCCACGATATTTGCTGTCGTAGCAGATCTGCACTTCAGTGATCTTCTCACCCACACGCTCATCAACAAGGATCTGGTTGACAGCGAAGTCTTGTGCGATGTTAGACAAGTTGCGATCACGGCTACCTACGCGACCAAAGTGATCTAGAACGCAGTGAAGGATCTCGTGACCAAACAGGAACTCTAGTTTCTTGACAGAGAGCTTGGAAACGAAGTCTTTATTGTAGTAGAAGTTGCGACCATTAGTCGCCGCAGTAGGACACCAGTCTGAGGCGTCGATGAGTTGCATACGAGTTGCCATGTTGCCAAAGAACGGTGCTTTGAGCAGAAGGCCAACCCGGGCAGTGGTAAGTTTCTCGATAAGTGCTGAATCTTGCGCCATGTCGCTCTCCTTAGTATGTGTATATTATAGCACCGGATTGCCAAACTGTCAACCCCAGCAATGTTGTGTATTTACAACACCGCCGGCACTCCAAAAAGGTGGGCGGGACCCTGGGTGAGCCCCGCCCGGGCGGGAGGGGTCTTAGTTCTCCATCGCCGACAAAACATACTTGCCAAAACGCTTGTGGAACTCATCGAAGCTCTTCATCTTCGTAGCATCCAACGGCAAGTTGTAGTTAGTAAGAGCAGTCTTAGCACCCATGACCACGATCTCAGTAGAGAAGTTCGCCATCATGTATTGGAAGAAACGATCTGCCATTTCATCCCAACCCTTGACCTTCTTCTCTGCACGGTCTTTCAACTCATAGCAGAGCGAAGTAGTCAAAGAATACATCGCTGACACTTCTTTGATCTGCAGGTCCTTGACCTTACCGTCGAGAATGTCATCTGCCTTAGGCAGTTTAGACGCAATCTTACGGTGAGCCATGAACTTGACAGCAAGACCATCACCTACGGCACCCGCGATCAAGTTGTGCAGGGTTTCAGTGTCTGAATCTTCGTCATCAAGCAGTTCGCTGACGAACACCCACGAACGAGGAGTTGCGAAAGCCTTGCTTGGGCTCTTAGGATCAAAGTCATACAAGTCCTGCTTGGCGAAGCTCACATAGCCTACGACCTCAGGATGGATACGATTCATCGTAGCCCACTCTTGGAAGTCATCGAAGTCTACCTTCATTTCCAAGTGCAGGAAACGGTTAGCCAGCGGAGCAGGCATACGGTAGGTAACACCACGATCGCCTTCACGGTTACCAGCCGCGACAATGTCAACGCCCTTGGGCAGTTTGTAGGTGCCTACTTGACGGTTAAGGATCAACTGATAGGCCGCGCCCTGAACAGCCGGAGGAGCAGAGTTAAGCTCGTCCAAGAAGATGATAGCCGTGCTATCTTCGTTGACAGGCAGTTCGCTTGGGGGAGCCCAAACCATCTTGCCCTGATCGGCATTGTAATAAGGAATACCTTTGATGTCTGTGGGTTCCCACAGAGCTAGGCGCACGTCAATGACTTCACGACCTGCGTCTTCACCGATCTGCTTCACGAGATCGGATTTGCCAATGCCCGGAGGGCCCCAAAGGAATACGGCACGACGGGTTTTAATAGCCTTGCGAATGGCTCGCTTAGCCATCTTTGGACCCATCTGGCGAACGGAAATATCTGCACTCATTTAAGACCCCTTCTACAGTTTGTTGAACTAACTTGCTTTCCCAGTATTAGTATTGTAGCACCAGGCTCCCAACCTGTCAACCGCTGATTTTCACATAGTTGAGCTGTGTTGTTTTATCGCCACGGATGCGTTTGATCTTGCCCTTGACTTTGTAGTTGTTCTTGAGTTCGTTACGCTGTTGATCACGTGAAGCCACTGATGGCAAGCAGCTGACCACGGCAAAATCGTACATATCACGACCCGTGAATTGATCCTTGGCTGCGATCTTCAGTGCAGTCTGTTGGAAGTCATTAAGCTGTCCTGCGATGGCCAAGAGTGTGTAGCTCTTGAAGTGATCCCGGGCCGTGCGTCCAGCAGCATAGTCGACCTCGGTGAGCTGAGAGAAATCGCTGTTGCGAAGCCAGCTCTTGACTAGATCCTTGTTGGCTCGCTTGAGGACCACGTTGGTATCCACGTAGCCGTCCTTGGTGCCGAACTGTGTTTCTTTGTAGTAGCCGTCGTTGATACGCTGCGCGGCAGCAGCACAACCCCAGACTTGATCAGCAGTGAATTCCATTGTTCGCTCCGTTGTCTCAGTATCATTATTATATAGCCGGTCGTCCAAACAGTCAACCTATTTTGGAGAGTGCCGGTCATAGAAAAAGGGTGTTGTATTTCTACAACACCCTCCAAAGTACCGCCCCGGGAGCGAATCGGCTTGGTTCTTTGAAACCCTATTAAAGAGTAATGCCTAGTGCCTTAGCCTTGTAGCCAAGAGCAACGATTTCACGGCTTGGCTTGCCCATGACGTACTCAGTTACCTGAACGCCATTGCCAGCTGTGCGGCTGTTGCTGTAGATAGCGTAACCGTTTTGACGGATACGGCTTGCTTCAGCAGCCAAGTTACCTACGCCAAAACGCTTCTTGGCTTCTGCAGGAGTTAAGCTCTCACCGTTGTAAAGAGCATTGAATACCTTGAAAGTCTTTGTATCTTTGTTAATGAACTTCATGTCTGTGTTTCCTCTTATAAAGTTAATGTAGCTGATTACTTTTTATTCAGCGTTCTATAATATTACAGGATGTTCTTTGCAGAGTCAACCTGTAATATTACCATTTTACTTCCGAACCTTAACCGAAGGCCCAACGGTTGCACCCAAAATCAGTGCGGCCAACCACGTCCAAATCGTGTAGGGTATAGCCAACACGGGGAACAGGGTGTTCAATGCCCAGATGATCAGGATGGGTCCTGCTACGATCAAGGCCACAACCAAGGCGATGATCGCGATCACGGTCAAACTTTTAAACATCATAGCTCTCCATTTCGTCAATCTCTTGTTGCTTCTTCAGTGCTTCGATCTCTTGATCGATCTCTTTTTCCTTCTTACGACCTGCTATGGCAGTGCCCCTCTTGTAGACAGTGTAGTAGTGATCATGGCAGTAGCTCTTGCCTGAGACCACGGGCTTACCACAGTAGGGTGTAGGATTGCTGTTGTAGTCCCAAGTCCGGGGATCGAACTCGGGTCCCAGATACTGGCACCCGCTCATGTTAGTAAGCTCCCTTCATAACAGTGACCTTGGCCATGTTCTGCCAGTTGCTAGGGAAGCTCTTACGCAAGTCTGCTACCTTGAGCACCGTACGCAAGCTCAACTCACGCATACGAGCACGGTTAGTCTCGATGAAGTCCACGACCTCGTCCTTAGCAATGTCCTCTAGCTCGTAGCAGTCCAACATGCCATCTTTGACGATCTGCTTGATACGCAAGACCTTCTCACGATCTGTGTCCATGCGCAGATCGATATAGTGACAGCGTGACTCTAGGGCCGCCAAGTGCTCTTGCAGTTTCTTAGAACGCACATTTTCGAACTTCAAGTTAGTGATAAAGATAGCACCACCCTTGAACTCAAACTTGTCTGGGATACCTTCAGAGCGTAGCAGTCGGCTGTCAGTGTTCCAGCTGATAGTACGCTTCTTAGACGAATCCAAAGCGGCCTTAAGAATGTTAAGCGCAATGTCGTCTAACAAGATGCTGTCGCAGTCGTCGAACACAAGGATGTTCTTAGCGTCAGAGAACTGATAGAGCTTAGAGTACAAGCCAATGGCACTCATAGCACCCTTGACGATCTCATAGCGTGGCTTACGCTCACCTAGTGTGTTGAACAGGTCGTCTTTGGCTAGTACTTCTTCAACACCAAAGGATTTACCCACACCTGGAGGGCCAGTGACGATCATAGCACGGACGTCACCTGCTTTAACAGCTTTAGTCATGTCCTTGAGGATGTCAAAGCGCACACGGGTACGCTCGATGATCTCTTCGTCAGTCTCGTGAGCTACAGCAGTATCTTCTACCTTGACCTGAGTAAAGTCTGTGACTTCGGCACCTTTGGCACTTTTCTGCTTGAGTGCAGTCAGCATAGAAACTCCTTGTGGAATGGGTTTGGCACTGCCCGCAACATTGTAAGCACCCTGCTCACAACGGACGCGGATTGAACGATCTGGGAAGCCGGGTTGACTGCCACCTTCTACAGTGACATAGCCTGTACCGTCTTTGGCTACCTTGTAGTCTTCTACCATTTTAAAAGTAAGACCGCCTACATTTGTGGGCTGACCCTTGATATTGTAGTAGCCCTCAGTGAAAGTAATATACATCAGTTCGCTCCTGTGTGTTAACTAAGTCTCTATTGTATTACCAAATAGGGCTGGTTGTCAACCCCATTCAGTAATAACCCTATGCTCTGTAGGGTTACTCGTCCTCTGCTACCAGCTTGTCGATGGTGTTGCGGGCCAGTGCTTCTTCCAAGGGCACAAGACCCCCTTTGATCAAGCCGGGCACATCGTAAACGGCACCCACGTACCACACCCCATCGCGCATCACGTAGTAATACTCAGCGAAGCAGCTTTCTACCTGATCGAGGAACTCTTCGAACGTATGTGCTACAGCCCATGGGGTACTGTTAACAAACTCTTCAACATCCTCGCCCTGAGCTTCGCGATCTTCGTAGAAGTTCATCTCGTCAATGGTCTCTTTGACACCACTGTTGTCCCCACGTGCTACCAGCATGTTGGCCAGGGTTGAATCGTAGTGCTTTTGCAGGATCTCTCCAGTGTAGTCTAGATAGCCATCGTAGTGGCAGTAGACACTCTTGCAGACATCCCCGTGCATGACACCCACTCGTGAACGTGTACCCATTTCGCGCTCCTTTTTGTTTAACTTAGCCTCTATTATAACAGGGCCCGTAGGCCCTGTCAACCAAACTGTTAAATACCCTGGAACGCTGTCAGGGCTTTCTGTGCGTCGGAGTCCAAATACACAGAGTCCATGGCCTTCTGCTTCTCAGCGTTGACCACGCCCTGGTAGTCGCAGAGTGCTTGCTTCTTGGCTTCCATTGCAGGCCACACTACGTCCTGGGGGTTGAGGTAAGGACCTGTATAGTCCATCTTGTCCTCTTTAAGGGTGATCTCACCTGAACGGATGGCTTCAAACACCTGCCCCCACGTGGGTTGCTGAGGACGACCTGAGGGTCCAAACAGTTCTACTGCCCGGGCCTGCATCTTTGCTTCTGCGATCTCGTTGAGACGGCGGACAAAATACTCACGGCTTTGCGCTTCCATAGTTCGCTCCTATTTGCGTTGTTGAAGTTAGTATTATACGGCCTAGAAGCCGAACTGTCAACCCCTGCGCAGTTTGTGGATCTTAGCGTCCTGTGGCTTTTGTGCCACACCAAACTCCATCTCGGAGTAGTATTCGCTCATCAAGCGCATCAACATGTTATAAACATTGTCTTCGCTCTGTGGAAGGGCAAACATCACAGGGCAGTCACGCCACGTGCGATGCTTGATGAAATCATAGGCCCATTTGCGATGCTGCGGATCTTTAACGTCAAAGATCACTGTGGGTCTAATTTTGGTTCTAAGAACTGTGTTCATGCTAATACTTATCAACTCCCTGTGGTTAGTCTTAATTGATGTGATTGCCCTGCAACTGGCAGCAGAGCTTCGATAAAGATATGGTGATCATCACCCGATCTACGGATGCAGCGATCAGCAGCTGAGTAGAGGTCGCGCCACGTGGGCCCACCGATGGTCTCATATACAGCGTCTGTGCCCCAGTGATCTCTGTAGCAGATCTCACGTGCTGCTGTGTAGGGATGCGGCTGATTGAGATCTTCTACTTCAAACATGCTCCAGATCGATCGTAGGCCCAGCTCTTCCTGCACGGCGCTATAGTGCTCCATCTTAGCTTCAAAGGCGCTGTTGTCCTGTGCATAGGCATCCTCGAGCCCCACTTCCAGCTGCTTGAGCACGGCATGCAGCTTACGGGCGAGATCTTCGTTGATGACCCCTGTAAGGCGCTCTTGCACAGTGCGCAGCTCGCAGATGGCGTTGTGTACTGTGGTAAAGTCCTGACCTTTGATAGTTACTGTTTCCATGGTCGATCCTTATGGTATGAATGTTTGATAGCTAACATTGTAAACGTTTTCGCCAAAGTTGTCAACCGACCCTGGGCTTCAGCGACAGCGTCTGAGATCAAGTCTTCAGCCATACCGTCCTTGAGGAACTCACGTGCATCTTCGTAGAGAAGACCCCCTATGCAGGCATCTGCTAGCTCAACGCCATCTACCAGTACACGGGCACGGGCCACGAACCAATCTAGGTCCCCACGGTCGATCTTGCTGCACATGTCGTCGATGTCTGTAACAGTGTCATCGAAGCATTGCCCAGGGTGTATGTCCTCCCAGGTCTTGTCCAGGATGATCTTGAGACCCCCGCGATCTTCTTCTAACAGTGTTTCCCAATATCGCATAGTTCGCTCCTATGTTGTTAGTGAGGGCTCTCTCGTTGGCCCTCGCCACGTTACTGCTCTAAGGGTGCGAACATCTTACGGCCCGCATCCATAAACATATTATACGCTACTTTGTCCTCTTTGTCAAGATCATCGTAGCAGAACTGCATATCGTTGAGCGCAGCCAGGACATCGCCCCCGAAGTGTAGATCAGCGTATTCTGTGACCAACTGGCAGGCATCCGAAATAGTCATGTACAAGGGTGTACCCATGTCAAGCTCCTCTCTTATCAGTGTTGTAAAATGGTTTCAATTCACGGATCAATTCACGCTCGCGACGATGAGCAGGCTCTTTGCCGCGAACGATCTCGATGACTCTAACATCAATTTCGTCCTTGCTTGAGTATGAACGTAGCAGAGCGCACAGAGCCCAAGATTTAGTCTCTGTACGAGCACGATAGTAGTGTTTGGCTATGCGACTACGAACGCTCTTAAGTACTGTGGACTCAGTCTTAGCTGTGACTCCGATGTATACGCCCTCGGGTCCAGTGATCTGATAGATGATGTGATTGCGATCAATTCGTTTCTTCATACTAGTATTGTACGATCACGAACCCAATCTGTCAACCAAAATCTAAGACCCGCATAGATCAAGGGTCTTTCACTCAGTAACCGCAGTGCTGTTAGGGCTTGGTGATCCACATGAGCATGCCCCACATGACCACACAGCAGCACAGCCAGAACCCCCAACGCTGCAGGGGCCACAGCTGATCCAGCCAACGCCATAGATCGTCCAGGGGGTCAAAAGGGTTTTTCTGTCTCATCAAGGTCTCTTGCTAGTGTAGGTGGCCTGCCCTAGAGGATTCGAACCTCTGACCTACGGCTTAGAAGGCCGTTGCTCTATCCATCTGAGCTAAGGGCAGATTCTGTTAACTCTGCTGCTGTTGCTGCTGTAGGTATTCGGATTCCATCTGGTCGATCTCTGACAGTGACAGCGCAGCAGGGTTGTAGCCGGGGTCATTCTCAGTTAACAGTGCTAGCCTACGTAGCCTAGCCCAATCGGGTGGCGCTGGAATAGGCACAGCCGCAGGGTCCCACTGTCCTGATACATCCCGGGCTTCCATGGGTCGTTTCATAGTATTCCCTTTGACTGTGCGTCACGGAGATCTTCTTCTACTTCTTCCGTCATACGCTGCTGCATATCATGCTGCTTGACCATCTTATATAGGGGATCTAGCTGCTTAATGAACACATCGGGAGCTGCACGGGCAGCACGTTCCATGTCATAGCTGCCAGGATAATGACGCAAGACCATTATAGCACGACCGCGTATAGCCTTAGGAACCCGTGGCGTTATGCTGGGATCACAGAGATCCTTCAGCAGCCGTTCCGCAGCTAGTACAGCCCTATATCGTTCATCTGGTAGTGTCATTTCTCTGCTCCTAGACAGTGCTCGTTTCTTAAGCATACACATATTATACTAGCATAAGCCCATAGTGTCAACCCCTAGCAGCGGGGCCTACTTGCGTTTTGGTTGATCTGATACCACTCGGCCTACTAGTATCTCTGTGCTTGAGGGATGTCTTAGAAAAGATCCTGCATAGTATTCGGCCAAACTTCTACTGGTGGTCCACAGAGCTAGATCGCCTCGTGAGTTATATACTGAATAGTGCCACTGTCCCGCAACTATGTTAATGCGTAGATTCTTCATAGATCGCGCACGACCCTGCAGCGGGGCCTATATAGCCAGGGCAGCTATGACCGCACAGTAGCAGCCTAGAGTGATCTGACACTGTCTTCGAGTCTGCCACGACTCTGACTCTAGTGATTCATACGTGAGTATCACGATAAAGGGCAGCATGGCTGCTAGTAATAGTAAGAACACAGTCGCTCCTCCGTGTATACTGTATATAGCAGAGATACCTGCAGCGGGGCCACTGTATACAGACAGTTTTACAGTTGAGTACGCTGGTTCTATGGTGGACTATGGTGGGAGAATGGTAGGGTTT